CTGGCCTAAAGTCACCGATACCCATGCTCTCACCCGCCTCGTTCAACAGGCGATGCGCGTCTTCGCTAGAGAGCATTTGATCATTCAAAAGCAAACGGAACTTTGCGCTCCATTGGTCAAAGCGTGGGCGGTATCGCATGACACGCCCCTTCGTCGCCGGGATTGTCACCGGGCGGCTATCGACCTCAAAGTTCTTTGCTACCTTACCGTCACCGTCCAAAATAGTAACGGTGTCACTATCCATGCGTACCGCAGATGGCACGATGAATTTGAGAGTTTTACGTGAACCACGCATTTTGTGGTTGACACCGGCGTTCGCCATCGTCGCCGGGATAGAGAAAGCATTGAAGTAATATGTACCATCTTGGGCGACGTAAGCATTCTTCTGCGCTTCGTCACGCGGACTCATACTGTCCACCATGACACGACGGGTCGCCTTGCCTTGCTCTGCCTGTTCCGCAAACTTGTGGATCAAGAGCGGAGTGTTACCACGGATTTCAACGTCAATAGTTTTCATATACCACCTTTTAAGTTAAGCGCCCTTGCGGGCAGCGATTTCACGATTCAGATAAAACGCAGCCTTCTCCAAGTCCTGCACAGGATCGGAGTTAGCCTTCTTCCCACACCTAACAACATACTTGACAACATTACCCAAGCGATAGTTCAAGTCCTTCGCTTCGATGAAGTCGATAGTCTCAACGCCACCCGTCTTGTAGTGCGGTGGTTTGTTGACAAGATCAGGGGGAGAGATTACTTCGCCGCCTTTGTCAAGATCGATGATCGCACCATCTTCTCTACGTGCGAGATTGATCATCACCCGCTGCGGCTTCTTTTCTGCCGCATCCAACTCAGCAAGTAATTTCATGGCCGGGTCTTTGTGTTGCGGTTGGATAAATAACTTCGTCGGCTTCTCACCAACCGCAGCCTTTTTCTCCACCTCGTCCATCGCCTTCTTCATCTGAAACAAATCATTGATCAGACGCGAGCGGGGACTTTTGAACGTCGCTGTTTTCTTTGACGCGCCGTTAGTCTTCTTGCTCTGCCATCGCACGGTGTATACGAACGACGGCTTTACCTTTGCGATCTTGGTGATTTCTTTGACTGTTCTGCCATCTTTGAGCAGCGCCAAAACTTGCTTTGTCTTCGACATAACTAATTAACTCCTTGCGTAGATTCTCTACGTTTGTTTCATCAACTATGACCGCGATACCACCCGCCTTGCGTATGTCATCGTGGTTCTTCAACTGAAGTGCGGTGGCCTTCCCACCGTTGGCTTTGCATTCTACACCATAAAACAACCCGGCGATGCAAATAATAAAATCTGGTGCGCCGCTGTTCCCGTAGCCCCCTGTCACTGGCATCGTGTAGTACGCGCCTAGATCATCAAGAATCTTTTTTACTTTCTTTTTGACCTTGGCCTCGGGGGTCATTGCTCAAAACCTAGCGTATCAGGTGATACGGTCATGCCTCTCAACTCATCCAATAGATTCTTATCCATCATCACGCAATACTCCTCGCGGCTAGTCATCCACCCAATCTCCTTCATGTGTTCGGGCGCACGTGAGTTCCAGTCCAAGGGTGCATAGAAAAAGTCTTTACCCAGACTGTCCCAGTCAAACGTGTGGATCATAGCCAGACACTCCTTCAACTTGTCAGGCATAGTCTCTAACGTAAATCGTCTAAAAAAGTTTTTATCCACGTATACGTGGAAGATCTCGGGATCAGGTCTATGCACCATCACCCGATACTTCTCCTCTGTACCGTGCCTATCGGGAGTGACTTCGTACCACATGTATAACTTCTTCACGAACCTCCGTGATTTATTTAGTGAGGACATAAACAGGTGCGGAGTCGCCAGAGCAATAACAACCCAACTCATAGTAATGAGTTTCTGATTGACGACCGCGCAAATCCCCGGCGGAGCCAGTGTGAGCCTTCAGCATCACCAAGGAGAAATCTAACTGCTGACGTACGTCTTCAGGGATATGCTCATGCGAGGGATACCACTTGAACGGCAGGGTCTCCTGTATGTAATTAAACTCATGGCTCATGGGCAGACTGTTTGTTGCTATAAATGTATCCAACGCTGCACACATAGGCTCGGGGCGAATCGCGCCCAGTAGCACGCCGCCGTTCATGTCTGGCACGTAAAAGAACTTCTCAGTCGAGATCATGTCGTAGGTTTCCTTGAGTGCGTCTTTGAACTTGACACACTTTTCCTTGTACCTATTAAACATGTTGTCGAATTCTGTGCGGTGATTGCCGCGCATCTCACTCTGCTGCACCTCCCCGGCAAAGAACCTCGCCAAGAAAGTAATCATGTGTCCGTCCGCTAAGTTACGAGGGTCAAATATGGGCATGTCGCTTTGACCGAACTTTTTAGAAATCGAACTGCTGATCATGCGCCAGATCGTACTGTTAAATACCTTGCTTGCCCGATCCATCGCGTGATCAAACGACGCTGCTACTTCATGCGATGAATTGCGAGACAATCGGCTCTGAAAGTATTTAGCATTACTTGTACGCATCTTGTTGCTGGTAAAGTTATTATCAAACGGATTGTGATACACGTTGAACACCAGACTGTCGTAGTCCGACGTATAACTCATAAACTCAGCGATGTTCAGTCCCAACGCAGTAACGATAGGGACGCTCTTTACCCATCTCGTACCGTCAGGGTTTACGGTTGTAACCAACGGGCCGACTTTGATCTTGCCTTCTGCCCGGTTGTACAACGCTGCGAACGGAGCAAACAACGGCGACGATACGAACAGAGTCCGATCAGCCACCGTGTTCTGACTTTCCATGAAAATATCATGGACATTAAACTTAACTCGTTTACCCACTTTTAGTCACCTCTTGTTATCACAGCCCAACCGGGGCGCGGTCTTCAAAGTCCACCCAACCTTTCAGCACGGATGAGATTGAATACGCACCGCGATACGGTTTGCCTACCCATGCAGAGAGTTCTTTGTCTGATTGTTCCGCGATTGCATTCTTTGCAGATTCCGCTGCTTGTTCCCATTCTGCCTCTTTAGGTTTATTACCCTTCACCTCGCTCTTCACTAAAGTTATTGAATTGTTCTGGTGGTTGTAAACCACGAATGTAACTTTCATCTCACACCTCCACTTTGTTTAACGCTCTGTCAATCTGAATCAAAGTCTCGTCAAGGCATCGCCCGTTCTGATGGGTCGAACAGTTCACGTGACCGTGAAGACATTCATAGGTGTCGTTATCACGGCTCTTCTTGTGGTACAAATCAACCCACTCATTAAGAACCCTCACATACAACGCCGTGTCCATCTCACACCTCCTCTTTAAACCATTCCCAATCTTCCTTGGGAATCTTTAACCACACAGTATCTTCAAACTCTTGGATAACTTCGGCGTTTTCAAGGATGTCCAACGCCATTTCTACCTTCTCGTAATCGTTCATCTCACACCTCCTTACGCTCTCATCACTACCTTTTGACCACGCGGCGGTACGAAAGTTTCGCTGCCGCCCTCTTTAATAATCCAAATCGGTGGAATCGATGTCGCCCACTTGACCTCGGCCTCCACGTGTCCATCGGTAAACACCACCAAGCAATCAGCATTAAGATTATTCTTGATGATGTAATCACTGACGCATCCGGCTCGTGTGCCACCACCGCCCATCGGCTTGAGCATTCCTACGATGCCATCGTAGTTCTCAGCGAACACTTGCTCGCCATGCACCTCCGTGTCCCACCACAGTATGCGGATACGTTCGGGCGGTAATGTCTCGCACAGTTCCTTGACACGCGATGCGACCTTGGCAATGTCTTCGTTGCAGATCGAGCCAGACGTATCGATAGCCAAGATAACTTCTCCGATAGTCTCGTTGATCGTGCTTGGCAAGTAATAGTCATCAGCCATGCGATGCTTGTTGAACCTTCGCCATGTCAACTCGTCACGACCTCGCACGTGTGCCGTCCAGAAATCTTGCAGCACTTCGCGCCAGTCAATGTCTGGCTGCATCAAGTCTTGGATGACGCGGGGAATCTTCGCGCCAAACTTACCGGCCAGAATGCCACCCTGTTGTATCGCTTCGTCAATGTCCTTACCCACTCGTTCGATCTGCTCGGGCGTCATGTCTTCGATCTGCGAGTCATCGTGTCCGTCAAAAGATTCTTGCGGACGACCACCACCTTTACCGCCCTCACACTCCTTCTTCAGATAGTCATACACACGACGCACCGACCATCCGTGGAACATCGGGTCATAGAAGCAACCCTTGGGCAGAGCGATGAAGTTCGGATACTTCTTGCCGATCTCCACGATGATGTCATTCACCACGTAGTCCATCGCAATGTTAGCGAGCCGTGCATTCTCCTTTGTCAAGTCACGGTGACGGGGGATGTGCTTCAGCAACACGTGCAAGTTCTCATGTAAGACAACACCACGTATCTCCATGTCCGATAGTGCCGACATGAAGTCACGGCCATATCGTTTGTTGTACCCGTCCGTGTAGGCAGTCGGGCAGTCACGCGGATTGTCCACCACACCCGACTCACCCATCAGGATGATGCCGCCATACAGACAAGTTTCTGGATGTTTGATCAGGCTGATATGTGCCTTCTTCAAACGTGTCTCAAAGTCCACCAACTTTTCTACCGCAGTCATATACGCACCTCTGGATATTTCACCGTAATGTTTGCACCCATCTCGCGGGTCAACTGCAACTCGGAATAGTCAAAGGTTTTCTTACCCATCAAGGTCGCCAGTATCTTCGCTTCCTTGTTCTCAGGATAAAACCTTACCGTTCCATACGTTTCCTTCCTCATTACTACTACGTCCATAGACCACCTCTTACACCAAAAGTTCAATGTGCTTCATGCCCCAGTCGCGCAGTTCGCTGTTCGTCCGTGCGAGTTTGGCCGTGCGCTTAGACTGGAACGCCATAGTAAAGAAACATTCCTGCACCTCTTCCGACCTAATGCGCTTGACGAATTGCATGAACGACGACAGATCGTCTTGCGTCTCGACAGTATCGACCGCGTTAAACATTGTCAGAAACAACGCAGCGGGTTTTTCTGGTAGCGGTACAGTGTCTGGATTGGCAATGATATCTTTCACGGATACCAACTCTTTCTCCAACGACATGAACGCAGCGATAGAGTCCGCGAACGACGCACCGCACATGCCAGCCAACGCTGCTTGCGTCACGTAATTACCCAACTTATCACGCTGCTTCACGACCTCATCAGCACCGACCAACGAACGCGGCGTAACAAATGATACGGTCGGGCGGCTCGGCTGAAAGATAAACTCATTCTCGTCTTGTCCACCATCAAGGTATGACGCAAGAGACTTCGGGTTCATCGCTACCCATGCACGGACAATGCGAGAGACACCATTATCCGTTGCCCACAGATTCCACTTGGCTGCATCAGGCTTGCGGACATTGACGATGCACAGTCGATTGATCACGTGCGCCGACATCGTATCGTTCACACCATCCGAGACATTATTACCCGTTGCGAACACGATAGACCCAGCAGGCAGTGATGTATCGCCTACCGTTCGCTCAAGCATCAGCCGAGTGAAGATGACTTGCAGAAGTTTGTTCGCCTTCGTCACCTCGTCAAGCATGATCATCTTTGGCTTGGACGAATTGAGTTTGAACAACTCCGACACGTAGGATTGCAGAGTCTTGGTTGCATGATCAGGAATCCGCATCACCACATCGGACACATCCATCACCGGACAGTCCACGTAGATGTAGTCATACTTATCGCCGTGCATCTGCTGCAACATCTTCAGCACCGTTGACTTGCCGATACCCGGCTCGCCACGTAGAAGAATTGTTCGATGATGCCCGATAGTTGTGATCAATCCCGGTACGTCTTTCAAGTCCACCGGAGTATTGAAGTTAATTGTCTTGCTACCCATAAATTATCTCCACCTCACTTTGTTTGAAAACTAAAGACGGCTCCTCATCTTCAGCCGCCCACTCTGGATGATCGTCAAGAACTACAACATCACCATTCCAATCAAACCTAACTACTTCGCCTGTGATGTTCTGATCTATGACTCTCACTTTGTCACCGATTTTTATACCCATATCACACCTCAGTAATCCACACAGTCATCACACTTGGCTTGCGCTTCGGCAAGCAACTCTATTGCTCTGGCATACGCGGCGCTCTCATCTTCATCAAACGTGAAGTAATGTCCTTCATGTTTTCTCAGCACCTCCACCATCGCAGCCAACGCCACTATTAATTTCTTCTCCATGTCACACCCCGAATTTGCTCAGAATATCGTCGATACCTTCCTTTATGACCACGCGCTTGGTGTCAGAGTTCCGCAGTTTCTCAATGTCCACACCGTCTAGCAGTTTCTCCAACGATGCACGTGCCTCCTCCAACCTCGGGTCTTGCATCAAGTTAAAGTCCTTGAATGTCTCGCACAGTTCCCGCGCACGGTCGAGCGTCGAGTCATACAGTTTTCTACGACGCACCTTGATCTCGCCGTTGTCGTCGATAGTTGTCTCGACCTCGCAGCAATACGACAGAGACTTCATTATCTCGACCAACTGCTCGGTCTGCTTCCCAAGTATGTCCTCGACCATCCGCTTCGCCTGACGGTTGTAGTGCTTTGACATATCGTCAAGTAAGTCTTGTGAGATGGCACAACGGAAGTCACCCGTGGGAACCTCGCTCTGGATTAAGTCCACGCTGAACCGATGCTGCAACTCGGACACATCCGGGTACTCGTTCCGGTCAAACATATCGCCCTGCACGAACGCCATGTTCGACACGATGGCCGGGTACTTGTCCAAGAAGTTACTGACCAACTCATCAAACTTAATCTCATGCTCACGAAACTCCTTGTGGAAGCGAGCAAGGTTAGCGATGGGTAGTAGGCGTTGCGATCCCGCCCAGTCATAGGTACACCGCTGCACCCAGTTATAGATTGTCTGACGATAGTTCAGCACCGCCTTATGCTCGGGGTTCTTGGCAAGAAGATTCTTTACAAACTTGCCACTATCCGCGCTTGCCTTCTTTGCCGTAGTCACCTCGTCGCTGATCTGCTTGTCTTGCACGGTGGCATTCCACACGTGTGACTCGACCGACACTAGGACACATGAAGTCGCTAGTGAAGTGATGTGCTTCGGCTTCTGGAAAAACCCATTCAATACTCTATCTTCCGTATCCATTTTTGCTACCTCGTTGGTTTGTTTATTGAATTGGCGTATCACTTGATACGCTCCCCATCTTTTTTAATCGCGCTATCTGCTCTTCCAAATAACGCACCCATGCGCTTTCTACTAGAATGTTAGACCCAATTTCTTCCCGTAAGTTCCGTAGTTTTGCTAACTTTTCACGACTTTTTTCTAGTCGCTCCGACAAACTTTCTACCGTGTTCTCAATCATAAGAATATGCAGCCTTCAAGACTTCATCGTTCATCAGCAGTCGCTTCTTGTATCCGTTGCCCACGTTCATGCACGTGAAGTAAAACAACGCACGGCCAAGGTTTCCCTTGATCGTGTATTTAGTCTTAAACGATGACTTGTACCGTCCCACTTGCACGTAGAACGCCGTCTCGCTTGAGTAGGCAATACGTTTGCCGTCCATCTCGCCTACTTTGATTTCGATCTGATCCATGCTCACGCCTCCTCTTCTAATTCATACCTAGCCAACGTACAGTCACGCTCGACCCGCAGGATCACGTAGTCGTAGGCGTTATCCATTACTATCCACGCACCGCCAAAAATCTCGCTCTTCGGCAGCACCTCGCCATCGTCGTTCACGACAGCCCACTCCGTATGCGTATATGTGCCACGCACATTCCGCAATAACTGTTCTATTTTCTTTCTGCTTAACGTGTTCATCTCACACCCCCGCCGTATCATTTGATACGCTGTCAATCCCGCCATGCTTGTTGATCAAGTACGCGATCACGCGCAGCGGAACCCATCCGAATACAGTCTCGGTGGTGCCGGGTTCTTCCGCGTATGGGGCAAGACTTTCTTCGTATTGCGACGGGTAGCCCACCTCGAAATGCGTGTACGCACGGGCATCGTCACTTCGCGGGGTACTGTAGTGCGACTCGCTCGCTTGCACCGAAAACCCAAAACCGTCTTTGCACGTAATCGATGGTGCGGGCAAACGTCTACGTCCACCGAACACCTCGCCGCTCTTCACCCACGCTTGGATATAATTTTCTACGATCATGCTCTTCACTCTCCGTTTGAATACTTGTTGAGACACTTCAGCATTTTCTTGTCGCGCACGACGCCGTATGCACCCTTGTGGGCTGTGATAGTCACGCACCACTTCACTTTCTTGGCATCGGCCTTGCCACACTCTAGGCAGGTAATGAATCCCGCTAAGATGCGACCTTGCGCTACCTCTTCAGTTCGACAGGCCACGCAATAAATAGTTCCCACTTCGTACCTCCTTGGCGTATCACTTGATACGCTGCATACCCAGTACCCACCAGACTCTCCGCCAAAGCGGAGTTCATGCATCGTTTAAAATGTCTTGCACGATGGCTGTGGTAAAGGAAGAGCAGGCCACCAGTAGACCCAACGCGAACCACATACCGTTTGGAATGAGTAAAGAAAGCGCGTAGGCAATTCCGTTGACCCCGACAGCGAGCGCGATGGCCCGCGAAAGGGTTTGATGCATCTGTTTGTTTCGGCGGCGCTTGCTGCTCGGCCATTTGTAATCACGCATAAACATACGTCCTCCACACTTGATTAAAAAAAGTAACCACCCACGCGACGACGGCGCTGCGGGGCAGGGAGTCGCAGGATTTACCCCACAACATTTACCCCACAACACCATCGTCGCTAGGCTGCTCACTCTTGGTTGCTCGGCTTACAGCAGTTCTAGGCAGATACTCGGGACGGCTCGGCGTATCATTTGATACGCTATTACCCCATGTCCCTAACGCTGCCGGGTGTATATCGCCCACCCGTATCGGCTACCTACCCCGCAGGGTAGGTGGGTCGCACAAACCTAGCCGTTCGACGCACTTGCCATGCTCTGCACCTCACCTTCGGTTTTACAATCCACATACCGCTTGGCTTCGCAGTCGCTCCCCATGTACCCGCCCCATCCTGACCGTATCACTTGATACGCTCAACATAGGATTGATCAGGCGTACAGGTTTTACAGGCCGCTATCTACTAGACGACTTGTCGCTTGATTGACCCCTCGCGTTGGGTGAGTACATCACCGGGAACTACGCGCACCCGTCACCCTTGATATGGGGACACCGTACCTTGCCATTGGTACGTCGCGGCTCTTTCCACCGCGCCTTCGCTCGCTACCGGCTTTCGGCTTGCGAGATCGTTGTAGGGATTTGCTGGCCTTTTGGGTTTGCACCGTATCAGGTGATACGCTGTTTTTTCCGCAGGGCAAACTCGTCCGTTACATATAGTTAGACCAACCAAACCGGGAAAAGTTCCCATGTTTTCGTCATTTTTTGATATTTTTTATGGTGCAGCGTATCAAGTGATACGCCGTCATTTTTCTGACCGTCAGAATGTTTCGCGTCTGAAATAATCTGTTCCATTTGTTCCACGTGTTCCAAGTCTGAAACTTGTCTTATTCTACATGGTGCGGGGTGGGTCGAGTAGCGGGGGGTGGTGTGGTGGGTAGTGTAAGTGTCTGTTTTTTAAGAAGAAGAAGATATTATTATTATAAATATATATAGAGAGAAGAGATGCTCAACACCCATTTGTTCCATTTGTTCCACGTTTTAGAGAATAAGAATGTTTAGGGGGTAAAAATTGCGAGGGGTGCATCGATTTATAATGAAATTAATGACGCTTGCTGCACCCCCTCCCTCGCCTGACAAACTCATACCCTCTTGGAACATTGGAACATTGGAACAAACTGGGTTAAGTCTTTGTTTCTATTAAGAAAATTTTGTTCCAAGCATTTTTTGATTTTGGAACAAACGGAACAAGCGCGTGGAACAAAACTAGGTTCGCACTCATCCACAAGGTTATGCACAGCCTATCGCGTCGTCAAAAACATCTTCTCTCACGGAGAACTGGCTTCGCACACTAGGAACTGGCTTCGCAAGAACTGGCCTCAACGTAACTGGCCTCGCACAGACAGAACTGGCGTCGTAGGAACTGGCCTCACGATAACTGGCGTCGCAGACGCCGGAGGCGTCGAGGAACGGCGAAGCCCCTGCTAAGCCGAAACCTAGCAGGGGCCGAGCGTATCAGGTGATACGCTGAACCGGGATCAGGCGACCGGAATCGCCTTGCCCTCCGCAATATACGGTCGAGCGTACTTGACCAGAGAATCGAGGCCGTTCAGCAACGCGCGGGCCGCGTCGGGGTTAGACTGAGAAAGGCCGACCAGCGTAGCCGTGATATCGGAAAGGGCCAAAGTAGGATCAGACTCGACCGGGGCCGACTCGACCGGGGCCGCGCTGTCCGCGCTGTCATCGCCCGCCGAATCATCGCCCGCCTTTGGCCATGCCAACGCCATCGCCCGCATCCACCGCGTGCGACCGTATCCCTGCACGGCCTTGCGATGCTCGCGGCGAGGGTCGTCCTTTGCCCATCCGCGAACCTCTTTATCGGTTACGGTATCGGCTGAGGCCGACTCGCAAAGCGCGAGATCATACGCCGTGCCGTCGTCGCGGAACCGGGGCCGGGCGAGAAAGGCCTTGCGGAACCCCGCCATAGCAGAGTCGCGAGCCTTGCCGAACTCGACCGATTTACGCGGCTCGACCGCATCGACCGGGATAACCGAGAGAATCGCCAACGCGAGGTCAGCGAGGGTGGAGGAGGCGAGATCGCCCGCCGTGCCATAGTTGAGGGCCGCCGACTCGATAGCCTCGAAGGTCGCCGGGGTGATGACCGTATCAACCGATACGGTCGCGGGGATTGCCGCCGCTACTGATTCTGCTACCGTGGAAATCATATCTGCTAAATCTCCCAAGTTACGATGCGGGTTTGCATCGGTTACGCATAGTTGGACAGGGCAGGGCCGGGAAAGTTCCGTGATTTTTTGATTTTTTTAGTGGTATTTTCCCCACCGTATCACCTGATACGCCGGGGCCGAATCGGTCGAGGCCCGACCCCACCCCTACCCGACCCCCCGCGTCAGCGTTGGGACTCCGTACAACCCTATATACACTAAGACTTTCACAAACGACGCCCCACATTACAAAGCTCAGCTCCCCCGTACCCCCATCGTTAATTAAAATATTACCTGACACAGACCCCACCCCCTCGCCTATAAAACCCCCCCGGTTGTCTTTTTGGTACCATGCTGTTTTAATTCATATATATTGTGTTGACTTGTGGTTCTTGGTTTCCCTCTAAGCCATGCAAGATGTCCTAATACCTGAGATAGATGAGAACATTCCGCTCCCCGCGAACGCGGCGGAAGCCTTGCCTGAACTCAGTCCAGAAGCTGAGATCGAAATGCGGGCAAGGACAATTAAACTAATCAGCGATCTGACTGGCACCCCGCTGTGCCCAGACGAAGAAGATATTAAGGTGGCAAAGGAAATTGCCACGGCCCACCTCGCCAATCCTAAAAATCGGATTGAGTACAGCAAGTACCCGAACGAAACGATGGCGTATTTGGCCGGTCTAGTTGCTCAGAGCAACTGCATGATCGTAGACGACCTCTCCGAACTAAAACTCTACGTCGTTAATAAGCTAGTACAAGAAGTCGAACACGCAGATAGCAGCAAAACGCGCATCGCTGCGCTTGCAAAACTGGGCGAAGTGGATGGGGTAGACGCATTTAAGAAGCGCACCGAGACCACACACATTATTAAGCCCATCGAAGAAGTGGAAAAAGAGCTTCTATCGGTACTTGAGGGCATTGAATATAAAGTTTTAGACGAAGTAAATGAGCCGGACGAGGCAAAAGATGTCGTTAACGGCTAGAAAAAGCACGGTAGAAGAGCGGTTGGCCCACTGCGACGGCTGTGAACACAACAAATTAGGGATTTGTAAGCGGTGTGGCTGCATTATCCAAGCAAAAGCCCGCCTTTCTAACCAGAGATGCCCCATCGGACTGTGGGGAGTCGAGTCTCAGGGTCTGAAATCGCTGATCCAAGACTAAAAATCGTGCAACTGACCCAAGAAAATATAAAGAAGTTGCGTCTAGCCTTACCGACGCTGCCCGATAAAGAGAAAAGGCGCGTTGCCGACCTCTTAAAACAGTACCAATCTCAAGTTACACAACGCCTAGGCAAAGATTCTTTCCTAGATTTCATCGCGCACGTGTATCCGGGCTATAAAGTTGGCCCACATCATCGGAAACTGGCCCGAATCTTTGAAGAGATTGCCGAAGGTAGAAAGAAGCGGGTGATCGTCAACATCGCCCCGCGTCATGGCAAGTCGGAGATGATCAGTTACCTAGCACCAGCGTGGTTTCTAGGCAAATACCCGCAGAAAAAGGTCATCATGGCCTCGCACACTGCGGACTTGGCGGTGAACTTTGGACGGAGGGTTCGCAACCTTGTCGGATCTGACCTCTACAGAGACATCTTTCCAACAGTCGAGCTACAAGCAGACAGTAAATCAGCCTCTCGTTGGGGTACCAACTTCAACGGAGAGTACTTCGCGATTGGAGTTGGCGGCGCTCTCGCTGGCCGTGGTGCTGATCTATTTATTATTGNNGGAGCAAGAAGCGAAGCAAGGGCGGGTCGATGTCTTTGAACCGGCGTGGGAGTGGTTCCAGTCGGGTCCGGTCCAGAGGTTGATGCCGGGTGGTGCGATTATTGTCGTGATGACCCGGTGGAGTAAGCAGGACTTAACCGGCAAGATTATTGATCACATGACCCGCGAAGAAGGGGCAGATGAGTGGGAAGTGGTGGAGTTTCCTGCGATCCTGAACGATAAACCGCTCTGGCCTGAGTTTTGGAATATTGATGAGTTGCTGGCTAAGAAGGCCAGCATGGACGTTCGGTACTGGCAAGCCCAGTACATGCAGGAGCCGACCTCGGAAGAAGGCGCTCTAATTAAACGAGAGTGGTGGCAGGTCTGGGAGAAGGACGACCCCCCGATGTGTGAGCACATTATTATGTCGCTCGACGCTGCCCAAGAGAAAAATAACCGGGCTGACTATAACGCCCTGCTGGTTTGGGGCGTGTTTAAGAACGAGAACACCCAGACTTATAACCTGATCCTCCTGAACGCGATCAAGCAGCGGCTTGAGTTCCCCGAGCTAAAGCAGTTGGTCTTGGAGGAGTACAAGTCGTGGAACCCGGACACGTTCATCGTGGAGAAGAAATCAAACGGGGCGGCGCTGTATCAGGAAATGAGGCGCATGGGTGTGCCGCTCAGTGAGTTCACGCCGGGTAAAGGGCAGGACAAGATCAGCCGGGTGAACGCGGTTACGGACCTCTTTTCTTCAGGTATTGTATGGGTGCCTGACCGACGCTGGGCATGGGAGGTTGTCGAAGAATGCAACGATTTCCCGTCCGGTACCCATGATGACTTGGTGGACGCCACGACGCTGGCTCTTCTGCGGTTTAGGCAAGGCGGGTTCATTAGGCTCCCATCGGATGAGCCAGAACCGACACGGTGGTTCAAAGGCCGCAAGGCCGCAGGGTTTTATTAGGAGAATTTAAATGGCCGTCGATAAAAGTTTGATGGAGGCTCCCCAAGGTATCGCGGCGATGGCTGCGGAAATGGAGCCGGTTGAGATTGAGATCGTTGACCCGGAAGAGGTCAATATTGGCATTGATGGTGTAGAGATTAGTCTCTCTAAGCAAGAGCCTCGCGCCGAGGACTTTGATGCCAACCTCGCGGAATACATGGGGGAGAATGAGCTTCAGTCGCTCGCTTCCGAACTGCTAGGTCAGTACGAGCAAGACCTCTCTTCCCGCAAAGACTGGTTGGATACCTACGTTAAAGGTCTAAAGATTCTAGGTATCCGGTACGAAGAGCGTACTGAACCGTGGCCGGGTGCGTGTGGCGTGTTTCACCCGCTTCTGATGGAGAGTGCGGTCAAGTTCCAGTCTGAGACTATTATGGAAACCTTCCCCGCGATGGGGCCGGTCAAAACCAAGATTGTTGGCAAGGAGACCCCGGAGAAGAAGGACTCCGCCATTCGTGTCGCAGATGACATGAATTACCAACTGACCGAGGTAATGAAGGAGTACCGCCCAGAACACGAGCGGATGTTGCTCAGCATGGCCTTGGCAGGTAATGCGTTTAAGAAGGTGTACTACGACCCGTCGCTGGGCCGTCAGACCGCCGTATATATCCCGGCTGAAGATATCGTGGTGCCGTACGGTGCTGCGAACCTTGAGACGGCAGAGCGTGTTACGCACCGGATGCGTAAGACCAAGAATGAATTAATTAAGTTGCAGTACGCAGGGTTCTATCGGGATGTGGACTTGGGTGATCCAGTTCGCACGATGGACGAGGTAGAGAAGCAGAAGGCAGAGGATCAGGGCTTTAGCGCGTCGATGGATGACCGCTTCCAGCTTCTTGAGATGCACGTGAACATTGACCTGCCGGGTTATCCGGATGTCGATGAGGACAATCACGAGACAGGCATTGCCCTGCCTTATGTCATAACGATTGAGAAGGGTACGGGGACAGTTCTAGCGATCAGAAGGAACTACAAAGAAGATGACAAACTTAAAGCGAAAAGACAGCACTTCGTCCACTACGGGTACATACCGGGATTTGGATTTTACTACTTCGGCCTTATTCACCTTATCGGGGGACACAGTAAAGCTGCAACGTCCCTCCTTCGCCAACTGGTCGATGCAGGAACCCTTAGTAACCTACCCGGAGGACTCAAATCCAGAGGACTTCGAATTAAGGGAGATGATACGCCGATTGCACCCGGAGAATGGCGAGATGTAGACGTTCCGAGTGGTGCGGTGCGGGACAACATCCTGCCGCTGCCCTACAAAGAACCCTCGCAAACTCTCTCTGTTTTGCTCGACAAAATCGTTGAAGAGGGACGCCGTTTCGCTGCGGTGTCGGATCTCAAGATCAGCGATATGTCGAACCAAGCGCCAGTCGGTACCACACTAGCCATCCTAGAGAGGGTTTTGAAAGTGATGTCGGCTGTGCAGGCCCGCATCTACTACGCGATGAAGCAGGAGTTCAAGCTCCTCGCTGGGATCATCCGAGACTACACGCCAGAAGACTATTCGTACGAGCCAGAGGTTGGTGATCGCAAAGCAAAGAAAGCCGACTATGACGATGTAGATGTCATACCGGTCAGCGATCCGAACGCGGCCACCATGAGTCAAAAGGTGGTGCAGTACCAAGCCGTGATGCAGTTGGCGCAGTCTGCTCCGCAGCTTTATAACCTCCCGATGCTGCACCGTCAGATGATTGAGGTGCTAGGCGTTAAGAACGCTGAGAAGTTGGTGCCGCTGCCTGATGATCAGAAGCCGCGTGATCCGGTGACGGAGAACATGGACGCTATCACGGGTAAGCCGCTCAAGGCGTTTATGTATCAGGACCATGAGGCGCATATCTCTGTCCACATGGCGTTGGGGCAAGATCCGAAGAT